GAAGTTTTTGACAGATACTTTACTGTTTATCCTAGCATACAAGTTCCACAACATACTAATGATTCCTGGGAGCATACTGCTGCCAGTGCGCATAATCAGACCGTACACGCAGCAAATGGCAACAGCACTGAGCAAGTAGAAATCGCAAATACCATGGAAGAAATAAAACAGAGGAAGACATTTAGACAACTAGTAGACTCGGAAGAGTCTGGTACTTATGCCAACCCAGTTCATTTGTCTGGTCGATTTCAAGGGCAGATAACAACAGTAAGCAGGGCATTCTCTTCAGCGGCATACGGCTCAATGTTTGACGGGACATTCCTAAACGGAGATAACACACAAGGAGCAAGATTTCAAATTCCAGCGCCAGAAGACATGATGCAGCCCAGAAATGTGAGGACAGGAGCTGGGGGCACACTTGCAAACAGCGCTCAATCGTTGAGATGGGGATTCATAAATGAAGTATTTCGAATGAATAGTAGAGAACTAGTAGATACTGATATGGCAATGGCAGTCAAAGCTTTGTTTAACCAAGGAACAATAAAACGTGATCAAATAACTGCTTTTGGTTTTAAAACCGATAATAGTGCAAACATAGCAAGAACACAAGTAAATACCGGAGACGATTTTAGCGGATTATTCTTACGATGGATATTGTACATGTTTTCACTAAATTGGGGAACAGCCACACAAGGTAAGCCATTAGCTGGAGAAGCAGGGAAACACGACTCGAGCATATTAGTAACTCCAGTAAATCCAGTGTTTGGTTACAACAACGGAACAAATGTGTTCGGCGAAAATTTAGGTGGAGCAGTAGCACCAGTCTTTCCGTTTCAGACCGCTGTCAAGTCTTTCGCACTGCATGTGACACTAGCCACTGTACCGCTGAATGAACAAAACAACGTAATTGCAATTCATCCATCTTTGTGTGTAAACAACGAGTCAGTCAACGCTGGACAATTAATAGCATTGTTGTTGATGGGATGGGTAGATTATCCAGCCGGATTCCACAATGTCATAATGAATACTACTACACCAGGAGGCGCAAACGCTGGCTTGCAATGTTTTATACTCAACTCAAGTGCCGTTTTCTTGTCTGGATTACCTGTAGTGCATTTTTTGCTACCTAGAATCGGTGCAGGTGTTGACGATCAAAACTTAATGCAGATGGCTGCTGCTACGTCTGTAAGCGTGATGACTGGGCCTACAGCATCAGGAGCACTAAACGCAAACGCTCCTATCGGCATATCAGCTGTAGGCAATTTACAAGCAGTGAATATAGCGCAGTTTTTGTACACTCATTTAGCTACACCGGCTACAACGTTAAGCAGTCAAAGCATATGGCGTTTAATGGATCAAGTATGCGAACTTTTTGGTGCACGCAGTGATCTGAATCTGGCGTGGGAGTTGGCGTGTATTTTGGTAAACAGGTATTCGGGGATGGCATGGTTTGGAGCGACGACTGTACCAGTTGAGTGGCCCGCGGGAAGCGCAGCACAAGCTAGACAAAAATACTTTAATGGAATGAAATTGCTCACTGTAGCTGCAGGCTATCCTACACCACCAACTAAAGTGGGAGACTTCACAATAGGTAGACTATCACCTATGCTATGGACCAAGGTGAGCATGGGGTTAAGTGTTTTAAAAGCTCAGACTTGTGACGCAGATTTTGGTTTCTTGTCTTCTTTATATCTTTGGCAATACAGTCAATACATAACAAGAAACTATGCTACAACAATGCAAGTATTGTATACCAGCTTAGGATGGAGTGTGGGTCTATGGAGAACAGCAATCAGTGGCAATTGTCTACTACCAAAGGTTCGTGACTTAGCAAAAAGTTTTTGGACAAGATATGACGATGGGATACTCCAGTCTGACAATGGCCCTGCATTGGACAGACTATACAGTGGTCTGACAGGGTGTCGTACAGCAAAAGATTCACATGGCAATTCATTATTATCATATATGAACTATCCAAGTTCTACCGCGATTTCAGGGGTGGTGCTCACGACTGGACAAGAGCAAACATGGTGTACACCAAGAATAATAATTGACTTTTGGCTTCAGACCAGTTGCACTTCACTGCCAAAAGCAATGAGTCAGTTTTTAACTTCTAGTAAAAAGATGACAGGCATGACATTCAAAGACTCTTCAATGATACCTATAGCTGGCGGCCTAATTACTGCACCTCGACACTATGCTGGAAGTTTTTACTATTTCGGAACTCAAGCCATACCTATGACTGTGGATGAAGAACTATGGAATTTCAGAATATTATGGCACGCTTTAGGTGGCGATTTGACTGAATTAGATGGAGTAGGAGTTACACCAACGACGGGTGACTATGTGTGTCAAAAATTTATATATCAAGACGGGTTTATGGCAAGTGCAGCAGTAAACGGTGCAATATATGCTTGTGATAGTTGTTGGGTAGCAAC